ACTTGGGTTCGTCGCAGTCATACCGGATTTTGCAAAGTTTGCACAATAAGTACAACTTCCATCATCACCTGTAGCATTCGGGTCATAATTATCCGCGTTTGGATCTGTACAACCTTGTCCATAAGCTGGATTAGCAAGTTGAGATATAATCATTGAATCACTTATAGCACTGTTATTAGGATGTGTTATTACAATATTCCCTGTTCTAGTACCTGTTGCGTTAGCGGCAACCGTAAAGTTTAACTCAGGATCAAACGTATTCGCATCTTGATATGAATTTATTGTTACCCATGCCGGTGCAGTTACATTATTTGCACTTAATATTAATCCCGTAGTTGGAGTTGTAGCATAACTTATTTCACCTACACCACCACTATGTACTATATTAACAAACTGACTCTCATCACCAACGAATTGAATTGTTTCTGTTGGTGCATTAGTTGCATTTGTTGCTGACGTTGTAGCCACAGTTGCTAATGTTGTTGCTGGTTCTCCAGTCCATGGATCTCCATTTTCATCAACTTCTAAATCTCCACCTGGTGTTATCTCAACAGTATTACCTATTGGACCTCCGTATTGGTTTAAGTTTAGATCTGCAGGTTGTTCGACTATAGCAACAGTTCCAGGTTCAGGCGTATTGCCAGTTCCACATGGTGCTGTACAGAATTCTTTCCAAGATATGGTTCCATTTCCATCTTCAACTGCTCCCCAAAAACCACCGCCAAAATATCTAACCATACCTGGTTCTACCTGGCTTAAGCTGACATTTGTATTAGGTAGCTTAAATGTATTATTTACGTTACTATCAAAACTAACATTAGATTTAAAAGTAAATTTATCTAGTTCTACAAAATACTCAATTATTTCTGCAGGATCTGTGTTTAAATTAACACCATAAGTCTCTGCTAATGTAAATCTAGTCCAATCAACATTTCCATCAGTTTGTTCAGAAGTGGAAAGTGTAATTGCTATATTATTTGATGTTCCAGTTCTTTGGCCGTGCCAAAAGGTAATTAACTCAGCAGAAGGAGAATCTCCACCAACTGCATGTTTACCTATTGTTAATGTAGATCTTAAATTAGTAGTTCCACTATTATTCTGAATCTCATTAAAATCTTGATCTCCTAAAAATATAACCGGATGATAGTTATCTGTTGATACTTTAGGCTTAAGTATAACATACTCATTATTCGCATTATTATTAGGATTAATAGGTATAACTTTCCACCTAGAAGTGGTCTCTCCTGTTAAACCCTGAGGGCCTATATCACCTTGATCTCCTTTTTGTCCAGTTTGTCCAACAGACCCCTGGTCTCCTAGATCTCCCTTTTTACCCATAGGACCGCCACCGTTAGCCAGTATCTGGTCGAAGTTATAGTTAACCTTTTCCCACTTAATCTGGTTAGAGTCACTAGGGTGTAGTATTTCTTGTATATTGAATATGGCCATGCCTTATGACGTTATTTTTACCATAGGTCTTATTCTATAAGAATAACCTAATCTTTTATTATATATCAACCTAAAATTAAGGGGCTTTTGTTCGTGGGACGAAAACACAAAGTTTTGATCGTTAATGTAGTTATTATCATCTAATGCATCAACAGAATCTACGCTTTCTACTTGAGACCCTTTACCTTTAATCCTCTGTGTATATAGCTTAATTTGGCTAATTCCAAACACACTTACTAAGTTCTTTCCAATATAAAGTTGGGCATCATCGGTTAGTATTGTTTTATCATCAGCTGAATTTGCAGCTAGCACATACTTTGTAATAGTATCTAACACACCGTCAGCACTTAATTTTTTATTTATTGTAAAATCTATATAGAAGTCTAATACAACTCTATTCTTATCCTCAAACTGTACAACATCTGTCGTATTTGTAGAGTTAGCTAAAATATCGTCTAATTCTTCTTCTGTTCTTACACGAGTAACGTCAAAGTTTAACATTGTATAACTATCTTTAATCTTCATAATAGTTGAAGCTAAGTAAGATCTCTCCTCTTTAGTTTCAAATGTTCCAGGAACTAATTCCGCAAGACCACCTGATAAAGCCCTAGTGTAATAGTTTTTATCCCATGAGGATTTAAACACATGCACATCTTTCTTATCGATAGCAACCTCTCCAATTAATGGATATAATGGTGGTTTATCAGAAGATACTGATAATTTAATTACACCACTAGATTTGAATTCATTTACTTTTCTATAGAAATGATTTCTAATATAACCCCATTGGCTATCGTGTGTACCTCCATCGTAAATAAATCCTAAGTTAAATGCAACACCACATCTATTATATCTCTTGTAATAATCTTTAGCTAACTGAATATCCTCAGTGCTAGTTAAAGAGTGTTTATACATTTGCTCTTCTAATTCTAACTCAAAGATATTTGAAGTATTTTGAAGAGTATTTGTTTTCATGTGTGCATATACATCTGTAAATGTTACAACAGGAGTTGTGTCAATAGTATATCCACCATTATGTCTAATTAAGAACGGGTAATAAGTTCTAGTAAGTCCTAGATTAAAGCCAATATTACCGGAAGATAATTTAAACGATTCTGGTTTATCATCATCTACCTCAGTATTAATTTCAGCTTCCTTAATAATTTCAACACCATCTTCTAATAGAATGATAAATTTATTAAGAGCCACTGTACCGTCTAATTCTATAGTTGAATACTTAACATTATCAGGGTTTCTTAATAACATTGTCGCCATATCTTGAGCTCCTAAGGACTCTAAGATAAATTTATATGCATTAATACCACCGCCTTTGTAAACATATCCAGCATTATATTGTAAGTACCCTGGTAGATTATCTAACGTTGTTTCTACTTCAGTTCCATTTGTAATATCTTGAGGAGGTCTTGCAAGTAATATCTCAGTTTGTCCACCTACATTAGAAATATCTAATTGAATTTTCTGAAGTCCGAACGCAGTATTTATATCTACAATAATACTTCCGTAATCATCATCTTCGTTTTTATTGATTTGTTCTAAGAATTGTGGAACACTTCCATCGGCATGCGTTAAACCATTTACTATTAAATAATTATCAGCAGATGGATCCGAGAAGTTAGCACCTGTTAAATCCAGATGTCCATCAACTTTAATATCAGAATACTTAAATGTACCCTCTTCATTATTCCATACTAAAGAATGATTTAATTCATATAATAACTTTCTAGTTAGAGTTTGGTCTGCCCATAAATCATCTATTCTTAAAGATATAAAGAATACTACAAACTTAAATTTCTTATTTTGTATTACCTCATATTCGATACCGTTAGAATCCTCTGATGTTTTTACATTTAATACAGTACTAAATCTATATCCATTAAATTCAGAAGACTTAACAAAATCAACCGGACTTGTAGATGTAAATTCCTTTCTAGATTTAAATATAACTTTTAGACCTTTGAATATAGAATCAGCAAACGCAGTATCATTACCACCGTTAACTAATGTATATTTTTTCTGTCTATTAGTTTTAACAAACGTCTTGTAAGAATTATCACCTTTAGTTTCAAAGCCTTCAGTTACAAAGAATCTATCAAAGTAATCATAGTCAATGCTTTTAAACATAGAAGGAGTCATTTCAAACCCTTCCATAAAGTTAAGATAACTAAACGATTCATTTAATCTGTATTCCGGGCTTGTTAAAGTACCAGTGTTTTCTTTAAGGTGTTTAGGTAGGTTATTAATATAAAACCACTCGTGAGTCATTCCCAGTCTATCTCGGCCTGCAACAGAAAGATCTGATGCAAAGTTAGATCTACCAAATGCCTCATTTGCATTTAAGTAATAAGGTTGTTCTCTAACAGTTAATGTATCTTTTAATACCCACTTATTAATTGAAGGAACTACTCTACTCCTTATAGAGTTTTCTTTTAAATAGTTCTCATTTAATCTATCATATTCACTTTCAACTAAATCCTCGTTAAACGTATCTGTTATTTCATCTTCTAATACTCCACTTAATCCTGAGAAGTAACTAGCAGGAGCTACTGAATAATCAGTGTTATCTCTTTCTCCAAACGGATATATGTCACTTTGATTATCTAATTCCGGCTCATAGTTGATTTCAGAAGCAGTTTCGTATTTTAATTCTTTTAGATCCGAGTTTGAAGTATCATAAAAATCAAAGTTCATATCATGAATATCAAATGCAGAAAATAAACCTAATGTCACTAGGTTATCTGCAAAAACATTTACTTCACCAGATCCTATTGTATTTTTCTTATTTAATACTAGTTTCTTATATTCTAAAGGTAACCTTTCAATATCATCAACAATATCAATAACTTGATTGTAAACCCCTTGTGAACTTGTTTCTAAATAGTCACCAATATTAATATCAGCGACAGAGTCTAACGTTGCTAATACAGATTTGCCACCTGAATTACCACCATTAAAGAAATATATCTTACTGTTTTTAAATACCTCAGAAGTATTACCAGTTAGTTGTAATCTTAATACGTTTCTAGGCTCATACGTGAGCTCGTTGTCTCCCTCAATAGTTACCCAGTCATTTGCGTTATCGTTCGGCACTGCAATCCCTGATTGCATCAATCTATATCCAAGTACGTCGTTCTTAATATAAAGATGATCTGCACCATCGTATGTTAATGCAGTGAACCCATTGTCTACTGAATTAATAGATTTAGTTAGTGCTGCTGCAATCTCGTCGTTAGTTCCATTAGTTGAAAAGGCAGTTGTATTAAAATGCCCTGCTAATAAAGCATCTGATCCGAAGAACATATTATTTGAAAGATCGTAAGGTACTTGTGTATACTCAATTCTAGCTAATGTTGTATTAGTACTAGAATTTGGGGTTATAGAAGGCTTTAACGGTCTTAGCGTACATTTCTTTTCATAGAATATAATATCATCACCGTCTGCTTTCCAATAAAGATTATCATCAATCCCAAGCCCTTCTAATACATCAACAGTATCTTCAACAGTATTCTGTAGTGTTAATAAATAATCTACATTACCAACAGTTTCTACAAGAGTGATTCCTAACTTAAAAGTATCTCCAGGAGTAAATCTTGTAAAATTAATTCTATAATCCTGTTCTTTAGAAGGGAATATAGCTACTCTATCATTATTAGCTGGAGTTCCGTTAATTGTAAGTTTAACAAAATCACTACCTGCTGATTCGTTTACTAAAGTGTCAATAGATCTACCAACAGCTGCAAGTTTAATTTCTGCAGGTATTGTGTTAGAAGAATCTTCAACTCTTAACTCTGATTTTAAAGTATCATAAAACGTTGGAGAAATCTTATAGAAGTTATTAGAAATATGAGCATAACCTAGTGTTGGAGTAGCTGTAATTAATTCTACAGGAGGTATTGCAGATTTTGCATCATCATTAATATATGAATTTAAAGCTTTAAACTTAAGTAGTCCATTAGTAGATGACTCTAAAGATCCATAACCTGAATCAATATCATTTACATATAGACCGAAATATCTGTTTACAGCATAATCTTCAGTACCATCATCGTCAAATAAAAACTCTAAATTGATAATGTTAGCACATGCTAGTTTGTTTCTTTCAAAACCTCCAGTAATTAAATCATTTTCATTAATAATAGTCTGGTCTTGTCTTACAAAATCATTAAATAGGTATTCACCCTTATTTGTAAACCCGCCCTGTGTTAAATCAATACCATTAAAGTTTGTTCTTTCATTTTCACTAAAGTTTGCACTAACTGGATTGCTTGGAAATAACTCAGACTGTACATGGTTTCTAATATAAGTACCAATTGCAGATTCTCTAGTTAAATCAAAGGTTTTTATTAACTCACTGTTTTTTAGAATTTCATCCATGTTATTAAAGTTACTTTGAGAATCAAAGTCTAAAATAGCAGCTGGATCGCTAACTCTAAATATTACAAAATTATTAGGTATATTTTTATCTAACCAAATAGGAGCTAACATTCTAAAATCTTCATTGTGTAATTTAGAATAATTATACGTAGTTCCGTAGTGATAATCCTCTTCAATCTGCTTTTCAAAAGATTCTTGGACCGTAAGATCTGAGAATCTAGATTTCACATTGTATATTAAATCTGATGGAGTCTTATTAGCATTAAAAAACTTAGCTAAATCATAAGACCATTTACCATCTTTATTAACCGACCATTTTTTATATTCAACAGCTGCTAACTCTTTACTAGCATCAATAGACTCAATATACATATTGTCGTTACTATTAACTACTAATTTAGCATTTGTAGATAATTTAGGGTTTGTTCTCAATAAAGGTTTAGATAAATTATCTAATTCATAATTCTTTTCTAAGTCAAAGTTAGGTATAGATCTATTAATAATTTCAGCATCATCTATTCCGTCTAAAACAAACTCTGAGAAGTTTTGCTCATCTAATAAACAACTTCTACAATCTTCTCTATATTCTATTACTGCTCCGCTTGTAAATCCTAATTCAACTGGATTAATTTCAATAATCCTAATATCATCACCATACTCTGGTCTAGATAATAAAATATTAACAGCATCATCATAATTAACTGCAAATATTTTATGCTGAATAGTAACACATTCTAACATGCTATCACCTCCGATATTTATTGCAACGCCATTGTTTTGGCTTGGCTCTATAACATCTATTAGTTTTTTAATATACGACGTTGAGTTTGAAGCAAACGTATGTAATCCATCTGTTAAATATAAACTATAATATGGTTTTCCTGCTTCTATTTTAGCAGAACATGCATAAAATGCATAAAACACATTTACTCTAGATTCTAAAAGTTTCTCTTGGTCAGATATTTCACATTGATCTCCAGGGAGTCCAAGGCAATAAGTTGAATTACCAGCTGGTTTAACAAACTGTGTATTACAATCACCTAATATTGAATTTGTATTTGCATACTCTAATGTACTATCAGTCTGATTAACACCAAGCCATGAATAAGTATATGAAGCATTTTCTGTACTTAAGTAACCACTATCGTTTTCATTGTCCCATATTGCAAATCTAAGACTAGGCACGTATCCATTCTCTGGATCACTTATTGCGCCGTTTGCTTCATCAACTGCAATAAAAGTAGTATTGTCCCATAACCCATCGTAGTTAACTTCACTAGCAGTCGCTTCTGTAGTGTATATTAATATTTGATTTTTAACTACGTACTCTAGGGCTTTTTGGTGTGTTGAAAGATCAACATAGAAATCACCGCCCTCTATATCATCGTAACGAGCATCTATTCTAGCCCATAAGTTAACTAAAGTCAGGCCATCTTCTCCAGCAAGACAAGCTGCGTCCACTGCTAATCTATTGTCTTGACTATAATAAGCCTTAAAATTAAATGTTACATACTCTATTGGTACCGGGCATAAAAATAACTTTACAGGATTGTCTACGTCTGTTAAGTTATCTTCCCATACACCTTCGCCATTTTCGTTTGTTGTAAACTCATAATATATGAATTGATTATTAATATTTTTTCTAGAGCCGTCATTGTAGAAACCTGGTGATACACATAAAGATGCCGGAGCAAAATAACCATCAGCATTTCTATACTCACCCTGGTTAGCATAATATTGACTAGTAAATAATTGTCCACCTGCAGCTATTACAGCAGCAAGAGTTGTAGGACTACTGCTAGTGTCAATTACGTTTTGGTAAACAATAGTCTGACTAACTGTGTATTCTAATTCTTCGGCACATATCTCATCAATATTATTAGAGAAGTTAATTTCAAGAGGCCATGCATTATCTAAACTAGTTTCACAATCAATAACTTGTATAATATCTCCATTAGCAGCTACCTTAGCAGCTCTAATTACTGGCTCTCCGCCTATATCTTGTTGAATTGAAATCCAAGAGAAAGAATCAGCTGATTGTTGAGCGCTTGGTTGCGCAACATCATCGGCACTTAATACATTAGTAGTATATAATGAATCATTGGCTGCTAGCCCTGTAATATCCGTAGTTTCTGCTGCGTCTAAGTAAACATCAACAGACCTATCATCTTCACATGCTTGTGCAGCAGTTGGTCTCCAATTTGTAGATGCGGTTATACCGCTAATATATGCAACCCCTGTTGCAGTTATTGTCAACTCGTATGAATCTTCTCCACCATATTGGTCCACGACCTTAATAGTATAACCTTCATTTACAATCTGGTTCGGATTAATATCCCATGTGCCTGTACTATATGTCCATACACCGGTGTTTTCGTTTATGTTAAGATCTCCTTGTTGTGACTGTGCACCACCAGATACAGGTACCCAAACAGAGGACCATGTCAACGAATCGCCATCTCCATCATTTGCAGTAATATTTTCTGAAGCAGAAGATATTGTATCGTACTGATTTACTGTTCTAGTTATTGACGTTTGGTTAGTATTGCCATTAATAGAAATTATAGGATTTGTGTTTGACGCAGCAGTCATGGTGATCGTGATCTGAGCTACACTAGATCTTAGACCCTCTGTGTCTTCTGCTTTATAGTAGAAAGTATCAGACTTTTGTGGTTCAAGAGGAGTCATTGTGTTTCCAGTATAGGTATAAGTTAATATACCATTACTAGCATATACTATATTACCATACTGCCCAAATTTAGGTTGGCCTACGTCAAATTGAGCATCGCCAGTTCCATCGGCAGTAGACCAGTAGTAGGTTAAATTTTCATCTAGATCACTATCGTCAGAAACAAATGCCCAAAGATTAATACCAGGTGCCTGAGCATTTTGCGTAGCGCCTGTAATAGACCCGGCAATTGCATTAACCCCTGGCGCTTGATTAAGAGGTGCTGTTATTGTTAAACTAGCAGTATATTCAGGAGAATCATCATTCCCATCATTTACTTTATATTCAAAACTAATAGTCTGTTGACCCGCCGAACCAACTGCAGTATTAAGTTGTATCTGGGCAGTTAAAGTGTTAGGACCTCCTGTTAGTGTATATGGAATATTATTAGAAATAATATTTGTAGATGGATTACCTGAATTATCTATTAATATAGATTGATTACCTTCTATTTCTAACCCACCAATATCAGTAATTATTATATTTAAGTCATCATTATCTACGTCATTGATAGCATTACCTGTCCAACCTCCTGCGCCAAAATCAAGAAAGTCTAAATTAATAGTTTGCTGACTAGCAGACCATGGTATACTTTTACTTATATCATCACCCGTCGGTGCTGTATTACCAGCAGTTTGTTCTATTGTAAAAGTCTGTGTTGTTTCATTAGGATCATCAGGGTGTACAAGCATTACTACTATCGATCTAGTACCTGTCCCAGTATTTGCTGATGGAGAAAAGATTACATCTCCACCTGCAGTACTAAAAGAGTTAGTACTTGCTGTAAGCCACGTGCTTAACTCTGTGTTTGCGGTATATGTAATATCAGTATTAACATCAAAGGCGCTAGTTGCCCCAGTCATAGTAACCTCCTTCTCTAGGTTCTGGCCTGCACTAGGCCCAAAAACAAGAGTATCTGTATTGTTAAGCGAAATACTTGCAGAAGCCTGGCCACCAGTTACCTGAACAGTACAGGCAATCGTATTACCAGAATTAGAATAACCAGCAGGTATGTTAACCGTTAGTGTATAATCATAAGTACCATCTAAATATAAATCATTATTAGAGTTAGTAATACTAGCAAAAGTTGCACTGCCGTTAGTTGAAAAGCCGGCAGCCGTAATTTGTTCACCAATAACACCATTAGCAATTACTAATGTCTCTGTAGAACACGTAAATTCTGCTAACGTTGCGTTAGTTGCGTTAGTTGCAGCAGTAGTTGCGTTAGTTACACCAGTCGTTGCAGCTATATCACCAGTAAAATCACAAGAAATATCATCACCTCCGGAATTTGAATAACCACTTGTAGGTGGTTCTATTTGAGTAATTACATAAGTTGTAGTTCCATCACCATTATCGTCGTAAGTATATATGCTCGGGGTTATTACATAGTCCAAATTACTAGGAGACTGTAGCCAGTTAACTGAAGTTGCTAAAATTGTATCTCCGACATTACCATTAGGAATCGTTGGGCCTGCTGCCGCACAATTATATTCTGGTAGTGCTTGTGTTGTTGTAGTAACTGTAACATTTTGGATTACAACATTAAGTGTTCCATCGCTAGAATTATTATACCCTGCAGGTATATTAATAAATGCACCGTAAGTGCTATTTCCAATTGAATAATTTGTTGGAGCATAAGAAGCAATAGTAAGTCCAGAATTTACAGTACCTGCTACGAGGTCACCATCTGCACCGCCTGGAATATTAAGGCCTGCAAGCGTAGGAGTGAATGTTACCATCCCGTTGTTTAAAGTACTTACACTACCGTTACTGCTTATCTGTATAATCCAAGGGTATGGACTTCCCCATGTGGAGTTATTACCTCCATCCCATATCCAATGCTTATTCTGCCCATTAAATGGATTCGTGAGGCCAGCATCTGTAAACACGTCTACACCTCCCCCTGGTTGTCCCGGAGAAGGGCCCGGGCCTGAACCTGAATCATTGTAATATATGACTGTTGTAGTTCCGTTAAAAGTGGGATTATTTTGAATCTCAGCTCTTGCTAACGGCAGAGTGTCGTAATACGGTGTTCTTAAATTTACTGTTATAGTAGCCATTAATTATTCATATCTATTTTCTAGAGGATGTCTCCTCTATTATATATTCACCTTATTCAGGCTATATATTATCTAAATAACTTGGCAGCCTTAATAGAGTTTAAATTTCTACCTTTAGGACCGTACTTCGCGAATACTTCTAAATCAAACGAGAACTGCTCACCAAACTTGTCAAAAATATCTAAACCTATTTTCTTAGTATAAGTTAAGTTGTTATACGCAAGTCTAGCAAATCCACCAACTCTACCAGTATCAATAGAATCTTCGTTACCAAAGTAATCTGTCATTCTAAATTGGAATACTATATCTACTGAAATAGCGTTAGATTCATTATCTTTTTTAGCTTTAACTACCCTAGAAGATCTTTTAGTTTCACCTCCTACTTTTAGTGTATCAGCATTTACTGGAGACATAAATAAGAATGCTCCGCATGATTTACCACCTAACATATACTGGTCATTCGCTTCAAACGACATTTTCATAGGCCTCTCTTGTGAGGTTTGTGAATATAAGTTATCACCTTGGTGGTACGCTAATTGTTGTTTAGCTTGAGTTTGATTATCTGTATCAGCACTTGAACCAAATATACTAAATAAAGTAGCTCCTGTCGCTAATGTTGCTGTTTTAGGCATTGAGAATATCATAGAATCCACAACAGTACTAATATTAAACGCATTACTTTCTAATGCAGCTGACCAAATATTAGCTAAATTAGGGTGATCTTTATGAACAAATAATCCAGAATTGTATTGAGTTATATTTACAGAACTAATAGGAGATACATTAATTTGAGATTTACTCCACTCTTGTCCTGATGCATAGCTAACAAATGAACCAGACCATATAAAGTTATTATTACTATCTGACACGGCTGTAGGATTTGGCCATTCTCCAGACCCAGCTCCAGAACCGTATGTTGCTAATTTATGTTCATAATCCGATATTTCGGGCGAAACTACAGCGTCTCCAACTGGTTTAGTAATATAATGTGGGTTTTGATTTGCAATATCCATATATCTACTATAGATAAATTGGCCTCTTCTTTGCGCCGATTGATATGGAGCCTCTGAAGTTAAATCAAAATTAGCAGTGTTTATATTCTGGTATTGAATAGGTACTAAATCATAATTACCCTCTTCTTGATAATAAGTATCTCTTTCAACTTTTGTATCTACAGAAGTAATTCCTGATCCAGATTCATTAGCAATACCAAATCCTTTTGCGTTTGCTTCGGTATTTACATTAATAGATCTATATACCGGTTTTGTTCTATCACCAATTAATCTAGAAACTAATTCTAATTTAGTAGATTTACTATTTTCTAATTGTAGTTTAAACGTTTTAGTAACAATATGTCCTTTTCTTACCGTTAAATCAGCAACCTCATCGACATAATACCCTGCAAATAACTGAGTTGTAGTGTCTTTATTAATATTAGTAACCGATCCATCTTCTGAAACAACCTTAACCATAAGTTCTCCAACTTCAGCATCAACAGTTCCTTTAAGTCCAGCTATCTGAGCTTCAAGTTCTGCTATTTTGTCATAGACAGAAATTGGCTTTTGTTCTGGAGATAAGAATCCTGATGCGATATTAGTTGCAACGTGAGCATAATAATTTTCATTAGCAGTAAATGAATCACTAACGTGAGTAAATACTCCTTGTCCAGTTAATTCTTCAGTAATTTGTACTTTTGCTAATTCAGCAGTATTTACTTGAACTACTGCAGCAACATCCGTTGTATCAATTTCTTCTTCCGGGAAATTAATTGTAACTGGCTCTGACCAATCAGAGATTATTGGATTAGCAGGGAATCCAGCCTCAGAAACAGATTTAACTCTAATTTCTACTAGTTCTCCTTGATTAATTGAAATATCTAATTGGTTAAAGTTGATCTCTTGACCATCTTCAATTTTACTAGCTTGCCATGTAAACTTCTTTTCGATAGTTCCATCGCTATTAATAGTTTTAGCTCTTTGTCTAACTTTACCACTATATTCATTCCAGTTTGAAAAGATAGCAGATTGTTCTCTACCATCAACTGTAAACTTAAGTTGTGCAGCCTCTGCAGCTTTACCTGAAGTTGATAAGTATCTATATTGTACAATAAATCGTACAACCTCTTGATCTAATGTATCAGCAACTTGTTTTGCAGCAGGTACTTTCCAGAAACCTCTAACTCTATATTTAGGGTTAATATTTTGTGCGTTTGACGAAGATGATAAGGCTTGTATTTGAGTTACAATAGAGTTATATAATTTTGCTTCAGAAGATCTTTCTTCAATTAGTGCAATTAACTCATTCTTATCTTTGTCCTTTTGTACTTGAGATGCATACTTAGTACTAGCAATAACAGATCTCTTCTTAGTGATAGTATCATCTAGTTTTTTAATAGCCTCTTGTACAGATATTTTATCAGCAGATAATTTCTTAATTTTATCAGCAGCATCATTTTCAGTTAAATGCTTATTGATTTGAATTACTTTAAAATTTTGACCATCTAATTCCGGAGCATCTGGTGTAACACCAACCGTTGCCGGAGGAATATTGTCTTCTTTAATAGATGTAATAAATTTACCGAAATCTGCTACATTATCTTTATAGAAAGAAGATAGTAAAATAATACTACCGTCTTCTTGTAATACTTCTAAATCGTTTGAATAGAATCCAACACCTGGAGACCATTTCTCAGCTAAGATCTTTGACTGCGGATCGATTGCTTTCACAAACATTAATATTCTTTCATCAAATCCAACTGGAACATCAATATTTAAATTGTTATCTTCAGATTTATAGATTGATAAAGTACTTCCGCCAATTTTAATAGCCTCATACCCTTCAACTAATCTAAGCTCAACCTGTCTAGTTGAAGAATCCAGCTTGTCAATTACATATCTAGTATTTTTAGAACCGCCAGCGACCATTAACTCGTCTCCTATGCGTAGTAATTCAGTCTGGTCTAGATCTTTATTGTTATCTGAGTAAGTTAAACTATCTAATGTATATAATTTAATAGCCTGTTTTACAGTTACACCATTCTCAACAACTTCTCTTTTAGAATTAGAAATTGATAGAACATCAAACTTTCCAGTATATTGTGTAGTTCTGTAAGGCATATCTCTCATCTCTTCGTCAAGAATATATGCTATATTATTATTGACAATATCTCTAATTGCCGTTAAGTAATCGATGCCATCTTGGTTTCTGTAATTCTCGTTAAAGAAATCTACAGCAACTTGATTTGTTCCATCGAATAAAATTCTTTTAACAAGAATCCTTTCTGTATCATTTGGTATTTGACCGCTTACATCTACCGAAGTAGTTAACATTGGGTTTAAGAAATCCTCTGCAAAATAGTTTGCTTTAGATACAAATGCAGTTGGTCTAGCTAAGATAGTAATATCATTAGCAGGAGTCTTTAATGCCGTTGTAATAATGTTTTGAAAAGTACCATCTGGTAACTTAACCTTAGTACTACCTTTTCCTAATCCAGCCAATGCTTTAAGATTATTATCTAACCTTAATAGTTCTTGCTTCATATACCCAAACCCAGGTACAGATACAATTTTAGTACCTTCGTCTGTCAGTATTTCTAATGGAATAGATTTCGCATTAGTGGTTACTGCTTCGTTGATTCTTTCAAATGTTTTTAGAGAATTAGTATTAATTTCTAAAAGCTTCTTTAAGGAATTAGATATGGAATTGTTAGTGTTCATATTATCTTAAAATATCTACTTCAAATACATAGTTGATTGGATCTATACAAACCAACTCAATGTAAGGTTTAGTCGTTATTAACTGTGATGGGTCGATGTCAGCGATATTTATCCAACCTCCAGATTTATTAGTTAAAACCTTTATGTTGTTACCGTTTACATCAATAGTATCTATCGCTATTTTAAATACTTGACCTTTCTTCCATCCGTTGGTAGAATCATCAATGTATATATCTAGGCTACTATTCAGCGACTCGCTGTTTAATACGTTATTCAGACTTAATCTATTAGTATAAAGATTTAACTTTGCCCATACACCGTATTGATTAGCTGCTGAATTATCAAATAAGTTAGTTGATGTTAAAGCTCCGGTTGTAATACCTGATGCAATATCCCATTTAAATAAATCGGAAACTACATAGCCCTCAACTTCATTATTAACTTTAATTTTACCAGCTACTGACTTATCAACAGTGGTTCCTTTACCTGCAAATATTACATCTGTATTATATTGTAATTCTACTGGAATTGTTCCATCTATTAATTGATTAATCTTTCCATGTGCATTATTAATTAAAGTTAATAGTGCATCTGAATCTTGTAACTGTAATGAAGATGCTGTAAAGTCATCTTCTAATTCTTTTATTCTTGTTTCTAGTTGAGCTGCTTGAGCCGTTCCTAAAATTATATTTTCTAAAGTAGTTAATCTCTCAGCAATTGCTCCATATCTATTGTTAGCTTGTAATAGTAGATCAGTTGCATTCTCAAGTGCTGTAGTGGTGTCCATGAATAAATCCATAGAGAATGTAGTGAAATCATTTACACTAGTCTCAACACCTACGTTATCAAGAGATGAATTAAATTTAAGATTTAACTTTAAAGAATACGCATTACCATTTAAGCCTGTTACTTCATTAGGCTTAAATTTAATTTGTTCATGAATCTTAGATCCAGGACCATAAGAATCTGTAATATCATCTAGGATTAAGATACCATATAAGTTTGTAGATCTATTAGCAGGTACAGAAGAGCTATATAAATCATAATATACTAAAACGGCATTAAATCTAAACTGTTGTCCAGTTTTTGCATAATCCAATAATGACTTAACATCTGGATTATTTTGGATCTGCTCATAAGAGGCAGTATCGAAATCAATTTGTACAGAATTTGTAGCATTTGTTTGTACATCATAATACGGACCTGAATTAAGAGTCCACTGATCTACAATTGGCAATAAGTCAATATTAGGATCTGGGTGTGTTTGTCCCTCTCTACCTTCTACATTTACAGCATTTACATCACTAGGATATAATTTAGTTGCTGTTGTGTTATAGTCAGTGGGCTTAAACAATACTTGAGGAGTAAAACCTACCGATGTTGGTACGTTAATATAAACTTCATGATAAGTATTTCCCTGATATGCAACGTCATTCTCTGCGTCGATGCTACCTAAATACTTTACTACTCTCTCATAGTTTGCTCCACCTAAAATCGCATTGTCATTCTCAGCATAATCACCAGTCGAAGATTCGTTAGAATCTGAGGGTCTAAAATCAATTGCTCCTAAAGAAGATAACCATTTAAAAAAGATCTTCTCTGCATCTGATTGCAGTAAGATCGGATCATAGTCATCATCATTTAAAAGAAGTTCTTCTAAATTTAATGCATAATTTTGGAATGTCTGTGCGAAATCCACATTCGGCATATTAGCTCCAACATACGATTGCCCGGATGCTTGCTTTAGATTTAATTTAAAATCAATTGCGTTTGCGCCATTTTGAGATTGTGTGAAATCAGGTAAATCTAGTAAAGCGTATTTACTAAATTCAAAATTGATGTCAGCACTATTAAATGCTCTGGTAATATCTCTTGCCGATGAAGCAAATGCATACATCGTGCCGCCTTGCGGTTGTGGTATTCTAACTAACGGAGTTGCCATCTACAGTTTCGGTTTTGTTTAATTTATACTATCGTTGCTTTGTGAGAAGCTACTACATACCACTTAGTGTTAAAACATCTAAGTGTTATAGTTGAGTTAACTGCGTCCAATATAATACTCGTTGCTTGTAAAGCAGCTCCAGTATTTGCACCTAAAGATATACTTGCTGATGCTACACTTATTAATGTTACTTCTTGTCCATCGACTCCTACAGGAATCACGAAGTTACCATCAATAAAGTATGTACCTTTATCTAAACTAGACGGTGCTAAATTAGTAGTTGCACTAGTTGCAGTACCAACGACACCTGACTTGATAATTGAACCACCAAGGTTAATCGAGCTAGAGAAGGTTGCAGCAGTAGAAACAGTTGCACCAGATGTGTTTACAACAAATAATGTTGTTCCATCTACTATGCTTAGTTGTTGTGATGTAGCAGATGTTAAACCACTCATGACACCAGTCACCGGGTTTAAAAGAGCTGTTACACTTGCTAATTCGTCATTCAATAATTCGAAATTACTATTAATAGTTGGTCTCGAAGAAGATACCGAATCTGTACCTAAAATTTCAGTAATGTTTGCCATTTTATATTTATTTTACTTTTAACATGTTGCGTTTTACAACGTTCTTATTTCCATACGTGTCTTCAGCTTCCAGTTGTATCGAGTATTCACCCGGTTCCTGAAAAATGTAAGTAAGCCACATATTATTATAGTATATATCATTAATTTCTGGGTTAGTTATATTGGTGATAGTCCACTTTGGCTTTCTAGCACCAGGAAACTTAGAAATGTCAGTTGATATAGTTAAATGCGTTGATCTTTCGACCATCGCATAGTCTTTAAATACTTTTACGTTATCCCATGTTGGGTTATAGTGAACCACATGGACTTCTCCACTTATTGCTGAAGTAGGAGATTCTGTATCTATTGTAACGGATTCAAAATCATAAGTTTTTGAATACTCTTGTCCGGTACATATAATATAGTAAAACTGATCATTAGTATCTATATCATCATCAGAGTCTATATCTTTAAATACAGGATTATAGTTAAATTTTGAAATTACAGGATCTATCGATGCCTCTAATTCATCTGCGATTGCTTTCCAACCAGCTACATCGTTAACACCAGTTGGTGTTGGAGACATAATAGTATGAGAACCTACTCTATTTACATTAGTCGTTGGATTCTTATGCGTAATCGCTAATATATCGCCTTGTTCAATCCAGTCTATTTTAAATGAAGCTGTCAAATCTGGTCCAACTCTTAAGTTTTCCCACCAGTTATGTTCAGTGTCTTTCCATCTAAAAGCACATTCATCCCATTGATAAGGTCCGGTTGTTTCAGAATATCCGGTATCTGAAAATACATCACCAAATCTTCTAACCGTAGAAAATCTAACGCCTTGATCTTCTTCTAAATGTATATAGTTAGCTCTGTCAAGCGTTTGGTATAAAGTTGCAATAGTATCTTCTACCTTTTGGGTATTGTCTTGTGGCATATCCCAGTAGCCTCCAGACTTATTCCAGTCTAAAGATTTAAGATTCCATGGAGTTGCATTACCTTTTGCATCAGTCTCTAACCATTTGTAAACTCCGTATAATTCTAATTCTTTTAATTTAACTTCAAAAAGATCTGACTTCTTATAGTAAGACATGTGTCCAAATAAATCATACATTCTCATTTCTATAGTATAGCTTCCAACGTATGGTAGTGTAATTGGTAATCTTTTGTAGTCGTCGACAACATTTCCATCAGCATCTAAGTAATCAACAGGACCTCTGTATTCTTGATGAAATTCATTTGGTCCATCAATAATCCATTCAATTTCATAAACCCATCTTTTATACCAGTTGTTCCAAGTCACTTTTAAGTTTTGATTCGCATCAACTGCATCATCCCACACAAAAGTAGCCTCATCCCAAATATCATCCCAAGACTCAGTAGAATCTAGAATAACAGGACAACCTATTGGTATATTAGTTTGTGAAAAGTTTTGATTATATGATTCCATTGATCTATCATGATAAGAATCATAAAAACTTTCAAATACATTCTTTTCTTCAGATCTTTGAATATTTGTTAAACTAGCCTCTTTACCAACCTCTAGATTTAAGAACGTATCATAACTACTAGCTGCATCGTTCTGGTCTAATGTAGATTTTAAAACCATTGAAGTATCTTCAATAAAAAGATCTCTATCTCTTGGCCATACATCAAACTTAACCCTATGTCCCTCTGTAAAGAATCCAATTGGATTTTGAATCTTCCACATGTTTATATTCTTCTGTGTGAAATAGTCGCCTTCCCCTGTAATATCTACAATTTTAGCTTCGAGGGGTAAAAAATCTCTTTGTAATCTATTCTTTAAACCGTATAATTTGATTAGGACTTCTTCTGGTGTGAAATCAAAGACTTCATCAACATTAGCAAAATCCCATTGATCGAAAGTTCCGTTTGGTTCATTTAGTCTATAAACTAATGAGAACCTACTAGTTTTCTTTTGTGTTTTAGAAGGTACTTTAAATCTTAACCTCTTTCTAGTCATCTCACCTCTAACAGATGAGTTAGGCACTGGGATAGCATGTAGCTTACCGAAAGTTCTCGACGCGTTATCTACATTAATCCAATACTCTTTAAGTGTAATCTTATCATATCCAAAGAAATCAATAGCATTTAAGATTGCTTTATATGTTCCAATAAAAGGTTTAATGTTATTAAGCTCTAATAACATCTCTTTTCTCTTTTGGTTTAATAGTTGATAATCAGGGTGCATCTCAGAAATATCATGAGATTTAAATATCATAAAGTCTTCAGCCTCTAATGAAGCACCTAAGTTACCTAATAGTACTTTAAATCTTTCATCCTCAGCTTCAACTTCACCGTAAAATTCTATTCTTGCAACAACTGAATCCCCAGCTTTAATTTGTAAAATTCTCTTGTGGATACCAGCGTTTTCAGAGGATACTGCAATATTAATTTGAAAACCAACATTTAGGTTAGCATTAATAGTCTTTAAGTAATTAGCATCTTGTGAATCGACTGTCTCTGCTGGTCCAAACCCAAATGATTGGGTTCTAAGCTCTTTTACATAAGCTTTACCACCATCATATCGCATACCATACATGATAACATCTTTAGATTGGTCAGGTCTTAAGTTTTCCCAACTAAAATCTAATCCAGTAAGTGTATTATCTGGAGAAAGTGGTTTATTAATAACAGCATCGCCATTATACAAACACTCTTCCACAATAAATAGGTTTGCCGTTTCATACAGGTTCGTAGATACCTCAGGAAGATATACTTGTCCTTCCCATATACCGTCTGCGTCCTGAGCTAGTTGTAGCTCGTAATCCGTACCGTTAAAGAATCTTAAATTATTCCACATATTATCTAGTTCTTTCGTCGTCTTTTTCTACCGTAAAGTTACCAAAATTCTTTAAGGATCTAACCTGATCTAATAATGCTAAAAAATAATCATTAACAAATATAAGGAATTCTCTCATTGTCTGATTTCTTCTAATATGAGGAGAAACTTGTTTATCAATTAAACCATGTTTCTTGTAATCATACTTAACATTAACATTGTCATCTTTCCTATGTTTGGAAACCTTATACAATCGTTTACGTTTATATACTAATAGATCTTTAAATAGACTCATTATTTTATAGCTTTTCTATTTCCAGCCTGCACTCTAGTGTAAATAGTTCTAGGTACTGGTGTTGCATCAAAGTTAATTGAAAGTGCAGCTTCAGCATTCATTAATGCATCGTCAACAATTTCATCACCATCTCTATCTTGCCAACCACCTCTGAAAACAGCAACTTCTTCTTTATCCATAATAATATCTCCCCATTCATCTAGTCCAGCTACATCGTATGGGATAGCAGTTGTTTCATCAACATCTACAGTTTTAACTTCTTCTATTTGTTTAAAGAAAATATATTTTTGTTTACCATTACCTATGTCTTCTAAAACTACAGGCTCTTGTGGCACTACAGTTACAGTCTTAGACAAATAATACCCTAATCTTCTTGCAGTCTCTTCTGTCTCAGATATAAATCTTACATTAACTGCATCAATACCTTCAATAGTTTCTAATATGTAAACAATATCAGACTTAGGTAGTTTATCTCTTCTTGTAATATTAAGCATGTAATCACTTACAGCTCTTCTAACATTAACGAATATTTCTTGTTTTGTATGTCCTTCAAAATATCTAATATTAATATCCATAGAATATTTTCTAACTTGTGGTTTTACAAATACTACTTCAGTTGTAACCATTTGTTGGCCACTATCTTGAATAACTTGCGACATCTTATCATATTCATTCTGATCAAAGAACATCTCATTTACTGGAATCGAGAAATAATCTTGATCCGCTAATAACTTTCTTCTAGCATCTGGAATTGCAAAAATGTAAATCACATTATCATCATCTAAATACTGGTCCTCAGTCGTATTGTAAGCATCCACATACGAGAACATTCCATATCTAGATAGGAAATACTCATAATTATCTGGAGTCGCTAGAACGTATGATTTAGACGCTAAGGGTGCCATTAACTTAGTAAATTCAACAGACTCTTTATCAGCTCCCATCTTAGGAGATGAAGTTACTGTAAGTTCTAAGAATTCATTTAAATCAAATTCATCACCATTAGAATCAGAACCTTCTGCATCCCACTTAAGTATAATATCTTGTGCATCATCTAAGTTACCTTGGAAACCTGCATGCTTAATGTATTCAATCTCTATTGAATTACCAGCACTTGGTATTGCACCAAAGTTACCAGTTCCAAAATAAACATCAAGGCCACCAGAAATACCAGTCTTAAGAATATATGCTTTTTCGTTATTTAATAAGTCATACATTGAATCGTGTTTTGTCCACTTTTCACCGTTAACTGAAACGCTAACTTTAGAATGATCTGTTAAAGAACTTGTTTGTACATTATATGATTGCATTGGCTCTCCAGTTCCAGTAAACCTTTGAGATTCAAATTTACCCTGAACAATTGCGCATTTTATAGCGTACTTATTTGACTTTTCTAATCTAAATTTATCTTGTGAAGTTAATAGAGTATAAACTAATCCATTTAATTCACATTTTAATTCTGATCTTGCATCAACATTTAATCCAGTTCCTGCAATTTTACCAAGATCTGATCCAACTGCCCATTTAAATTCAATTTCACCAGTTGCAGCAAAACCTCTTGTAGCATCATGTCCTGTTAATCTTGATATACCATAAATAGATTCTGGTTGTTGCGCAGTGTATATGTTTTGTTCTACTAAAGAATCTTCTATATAGAACATAATTAATTCACCTAACTCAGCCATAACAGAAATAATCTGAGCAAATGGTGATGCTTCAGTAAATAGAGTATTCGCACGCTTGTAAACTCTTGCGATATATGTTCGAGCATCGGTCTTAATTTGATTAGCCGATGTTCTTAGTGTGCTTAAAAATTTTAATTCTGCCATTAGTTATTTATCTTAAATTTACTTTGATTTGGTACTCGTTGTTAACAGTAATGTCAATAAATGCCATATCCCTAGCAACACCCTTCATAAACTTAACGCTTACCGTGGTTTTGTACTTTCCTGATAGGGGAACGAAATTAGCCAATTGGCCCTGTATCTCGTTTTTAATTTGGAATTCATTTTGACCTAAACTATATACAATATCTTCTAAGTTACAACCAAATGATGGAGTACCTAAAACATCTCTCTTTCTTGTGAAAAGAACGGTTTCTATCTGAGTCAATAATTGTTCAATTTCACCTACGTTTTGAACAACTCCTGTCTGATAATTAGGGTCTCCTATGTATTTTATATAAAAATCCATTTATATATGTATTCTACTTTTTATGAGTGGAACATCCAGTCCACTCCTTCGTCTCCTTTTATCTCCTCAATAATTGACTCTAATTCGGTGTCTCCCATGTCTTTTATTGCGTCGTAGTCGAATTCTACATTACCTGGTAATGCAAACTTAAAAATACCAAGCTTAGCGCCTAGTGATTGCTTAATCTTAGCAGAACAATATCTAAAAAAGATTTCGTCATCAAATAGTGCACAATCCGGAATTGTTTCGTACACATCAAGTATCACATCTCCCTTCGGAGTGTCTCCCATAATCTTTAATTCTCCAGTCAGCCTAGCGTATTGAAAAGAAATAGGGTTTTCTAAAATCTGTCTAGCCATATCTGCTAAAGATTGATTCAATACGTAATATTCTAACTCAGCTGCAGATTCTGCTGCACCAGATCCGTCATACATTCCTCTGAATAACATCTTCTCTATTGCAAAGTCTCCACCGCTTTGGAATCTAACATCTAATCCACCACCTGTTGAATTCCAACCTGAGGATATATCATGTACTCCAAACACTGAAAATACTGAACCAGATCCGTCTGCATTAGCACCTGGTAAATTTAATGTTCTATTCTTTTTAAAATATTCACTACTAAATACAGCATTTGGTACATGGTAATAGTTTTCTAGTACAGAGTCTTCATAGTTCTTATAGAACCATTTCTTAGCTCTTTTAACTATATTAATTATTTCTCTTTGTGGTAAATTTACTGGCACCATACATGCTCCAGTTAGCTCATCACCAAGCTCTTGTAAAAATGCGTTTAAACAGTTGGTATTATTACTGGCGTTAAATCTTCCAGTATTTAAGTTATGTTCATTTGGTTGATCTTCTCCAAAATAACCGCTTCTAATTTCACTCATTTTATGATTTTATTTTTTTACTTACCACAACTTCAGTTTCATCTGAGAATCTAACATGAGGTCCAACCCCACCTTCTCTAAATATACCACCTTCCATTCTACCTTTAAAAATACCATCTCGTCCAAAAACAAAACAGTTTTTAACAGTTACGCTGCCATGTACAAAACAAGATTCTATTTTAGAATCTATGATTTGACACCCTTTATATATTTGTGATCTTAATATTTGTGCTCCATTTATTTCGCCGCCATATATTTCACTATTTTCTATATTACCCGATAGTTCACAATCTATAAATTCAAATCCATCTAGCAGATATGCTGTTTTAAATTTACCATCTTTAACTTGAACAGTAGAATAATCTGAATCATAGTTAATAATACCTTCTTCCATTGTGCCAGTTGATAACAATTCTAATACTTTATGTTTAAACCTATCCCACTGTACATTAATTACTGTAGGATTATCTTGTAAATCTACTAATATATCTATCTTAGGCCAATATTTATTTACGGCGGTATAGTCTCTTAGCATCTTCATTAAAGGTTCATTCTTTCTTAAAATACGCTGCAACTCTATTTTATTAGCAGAATTAAACTTTGGATCTCTACAAGACCTCCAAATAGCCATGATAAATCTATCTGCTAATGTTAGAATATCTTCTTGTCTATCTTCATAGTTTTTACCACCAATATACCTAAATTCTAAATAATTACTTTGAGCCTTTTCAAAGTTAATACCGTAATATTTAGTATTTGCAAATGTAAAGTTATCCTTATTAATTAAATCGGCATTATAGTAAAATGCTTCATGTTTAGGCATAATCCACTTAATAGATTTTGCGTAAGTAGAATTCTCTCTATCCGGGAAATACTTATATACTCGATCTTCATCAAACTCAAGTATGAATTTCAACACGTCCATGTGCTGAATCATATTTGAATCTTCTAGAAAATCAGGATTAAATGACATATTTAAGTGAATAGATGCACGATCTGATGTGTAGCCGTTTTCACGAATCCATCCTAACATTTTCACAATAACTAGCCTAGCGTTTCTATAAGGCATTGGACCAGTTACTAGTTCAATTAATCCTTTTCCACCTGACATGTCAGGTTCCATCTTAAACACATCTGCTGATGGTACAAAATCTGAATGAGCCTTTTCTTCTAATTGAATTTTTCTATCTAATAGTTTAGACACAGACTTTACAGTCTCTTCTAGTTCTAAATTAGAATAAAACTCAAATTCGATACCCATTTGGCTGGCAGCTAATACTTCTTGCCTTACTGAATTGCTTTTTAACTTTTGCATTAATTAAGAGTATGATATTACTTTTCAATATATATCAAACTCTGTGGCGATAGTTATTGGGGTAGTTTAAGAAATACCTTCATTGAGTCTTCATCGATCCTAGTAATTTGTACTTCGATCTCATCTCCAACTCTATAGGTATCTAATATATCACCTGGCAACTCACTAATATGTAGTAATCCTGTTACACCATCTTCGATGTTTACAAACACTCCATATTCTTTTTTGGTCTTGATTTTAGCCTTAACAACCGATGGTATTGAATACCTTGTAGAAATATTAATCCAAGGGTTTACTGTAGTAGTCTCCTTTTGAGTTAATGTAATCTTGTTGTTAGTAATAATATCTTTTACAAAGAAGTTAATTGGTTCGCCTGGTTTAATCTCCCTAGCTTTAAATTTAACTGAAGTTTCTTCATCAAGTTCATTTGTATGGATCATACCTGTTAAACATTTATTGAATTCAACAAATACTCCATATTTTGCTGTACCTGTTACTAAACCTGATTTAGGTTCATTAAGAGTTTCTTTTAATTCATTAATTGAAGTTGGTATTAGAGCTTGTAAATATTTTCTATGTGAAACCACTAATGTACCACGATCTGGTGAGAAACTTACTGGAACAACATATAATTCTTCTCCAACGATAGAACTAAAGTCTGATAATTTATTAATACCTGCAAGTGATCCTGGCATAAAGCAATCTACACCTTGTACCTTTACAATATAACCACCATTTTCAATCATGTTATTTACCGTACCGATCCAAGCAGTATTGCCTTCGTCGATTGCAGCTCTAAGATCCATGAATGTTTTATGTTTTACACCACCAGTAATAGTACCAGTTAATGTACCTTTAGTTTCTGTAATTAAAACTGCAGTTTCCGCTCCAGGTAGAAGTTGTCTAACCTCTTCAGATTCTTTATTAGCTTTAACATAAACTAATTCTCTATAGTTAATGTCTATTGTAATATATTCTTCGGTTACTCCATGTATTGTACCGTCGTGAATTTCACCTATAAACAATTGAGGTTTAATATTCACCATAGCACCTTTCATGATGTCATATAACTCTTGAGCATAAGGCTCTCGAGAGAATACTTGATCCCCGTCCTGTGTTTTAATATGTGGGTTTGGTTTTCGGGATGCTGTTACGCATGTTGCTTCGTAAGCTTCCCATTTGAATTCTCCTGCTTCATCATAAAATTCTGAAAAATCGTTACCGTCATCTTCTTTAGTTTTAGTAACTTCTTGTATTGGAGTTTCAGCTTGAGCTGTTTCTTGAACTAGTTCTACTGTGTTTGCCTCTTGGGCTGAAGTGTTTATTCTTCGTCTTTTTTTATCTGACATTTATTTTTTATTTAAAAGGTATTAACATATTATATATCTACTTAACCTTGCTTTTTATCCATGTGCGTTCTGGCTAAT